ATGGCAAATCAAACAGCCGATGAAATCGCAGCACACTATGTTGCAATGGGGCATTCAGTAGCAGAAGTTAACAGTGGTAGAGATACTGCTGGTGGTGAAACTGCGGAAGAGTGGACAGCAAGAAAAGCTAGGAATGTAGAACACCTAGTAATACAAAAAGCACAAGTACACGATGATGATTCATCTTGGTGGACTGATGAAAGTTTTACAGCAATAGATGCAGCAATAGCTGCTTAATTAAAGGAGAAACAAATGTCTAAAAAAACTAAAAAAGAAAAGACAGTTATAACACTTAATGATATAGAATATATTTATGAAGATATGACTGAAGAGCAACACGCAATGATTAACCATATTAATGACTTGGAAAGAAAGATTAGTACAAGCCAATTTAACTTAGACCAGTTATTGTTTGGTAAAGGTGCCTTTGTTAACGCTCTTGGTGATTCTTTAAAAGCAGTGGAGAAAGCAGCATGATGAAGAAGGAAAAAGGTAAAGGTGGAAAAGGTACAGGTAAAAAAAGAGGTTACTAATGGCATTAACTACTCGACAAAAAGCTACTATGGCTAGGCATAAGGAACACCATACTGCTAAGCACATGAAAGAAATGAGAAAGCTTATGGGTCAAGGTAAAACTTTTACTGAGTCACATAAGATAGCAATGAAGAGAGTGGGTAAATAGTGGCTGATTCAAGATTAACAAATGCGGGGGTTTCAGGTTATAACAAACCAAAAAGAACCCCCAAACATAAAACTAAAAGTCATGTTGTAGTGGCTAAGTGTGAAGATGGTAGTATAAAAACTATTAGGTTTGGACAACAAGGAGTTTCAGGTGCAGGTAAAAATCCTTCAAGTGCATCTGAAAAAGCAAGACGAAAGTCTTTTAAAGCTAGACACGCTAAGAACATTAAGAAGGGAAGATGTTCAGCAGCATATTGGTCAGATAAGGTTAAGTGGTAATGACTAAAGGATTAGCTATACTTACTGGTTGTGTTTTACTTGCTTTCTTAGTAACCATATGGATAGGTGCTAATGCTTTAAGGTGTACACCACCTTGTATATAAATGACAGAGGTAGAAAGAAGTACACAAAGATGGAGATGGACAGCTCTAGTATTATATTTAGTAATTTGTTTTTATGATTTCTTGTTTGTACCAGTCTGGTATGGAATCAATAGACCAGACATTAGTGCTTTCATGGAAGTTATAAACGCCACAAGTGAGCCAATGGTTCAGATGGAGCTTATGAAGAAGCTTACAGGACAACACAATCCCTTTACTCTTATGGGTGGAGGACTTTTTCATCTAGCCTTTGGTGCGATACTAACAGGCAGTGCAGTAGGACTTAATAAATAAAATGATAATGAAAACAATAATATTAATATCGGTGTTAACAATAGCTGGGTGTTCAGTTTTTCCTAACACTACTTCTATAAGTGCTACTACAAAAGCTGCAAGTGATGCAACGCCTACTATAAAAGTTCAACAAAATTTCAAGTGGAGTAAATAATGGATGGAATGAAAATGCCTTTGGCTTTAATTATGGCTATAGCTATACAAGCAGGTGGTATGCTTTGGTATGTCAGTAAAATTGACAGCAAAGTAGAAATTATGTATTCTAAATATGAGCAGTCTAATCAAGAAGAAGTATTAAAAAATCAAATAATGATGCAGATTGATTTGTCTAATGTTGTTGAAGGTATGGCAGTAGGTCATGAACAAATAGAACAACTTACACAAATGGTTGAGGAACTAAGACAAAAGACTCAACAACTAATTAAAGAAAAGAACCAGCAAGGCAAGGCTATTAAAGCTTTAAAACAAAAAATTAATAAAAAGCCTAAGAAAAAGAAAAAAGAAAATAAGAAGGCTGCATAAATGAATGATGAATTAAATAGGATGCAATTACAACTAGACAAACATACCGGACAAATAAGTAAATTGTTTAGCAAGATTGATGACACTAACCTATGTATACAAAGGATTAATAACTCTTTATTGCAAATTAAATATGGAGTATATGGTGCACTAGGGTGGTATGTAATTACTAATATTGGTATTATTGAAGCAATGAGGTTAATGTGATAGGATTGCTTACAAACATAGCTCCTATATTTATTGGTTTTATAATGAAGCTAGTAGCTATAAAGTCAAAAGCAGCTACAGACTTACAGAAACTACAGTTAGAAGCTTTAAGTGCAAGAGCCGGTCAAGTAGACTCAGCTAGAAAAGCAGCAAGGAATGAGTCACCATGGGCAGCTCTTAACAGAAGAGTAATTATATTTGTACTGCTTGGTATTATAATCTTTACACAAGTAGCACCAGTATTTTTAAATGTTCCAACTGTAATACCAACAGTGATAGAAGGGTTTAGTTTCTTTGGTTTAGAAATAACACCAGATAAGATAGAGTATATAACTGTGGAAGGACTGTTAAAGTTAGATTCTGTATTTCAGTGGACCACAATTATTATAGAGTTTTACTTTGGAGCACAATTAGCTAAAGGATAAATATGACATACAGACAAATTATAAATTCAGTGTTACGTAGATTAAGAGAGGGCTCTATTTCTAGTGATTGGTCAGGAGCTTTAATAGATTCAACTGGACCAACAGATTATCAAATAATGATTGGTGATTTTGTTAACGAAATTAAAAGAGAAGTAGAAGATGCTTGGGATTGGACTTCATTAAGAACTTTAGTAACAGTAGATACTACAGCCAATACAAAAAGTTATGCTTTAGTTGGCTCAACTCAACGTAGTAGAATGATTTCAGTACAGGCTCAAGGTCAAGGAAATATGTTACAATCAGTTCCTGATTCTTGGATTAGGTCTACATTATATCCTAATGGTAATACTTCAGGTCCTCCTAGTTATTATTCTATTAATTCAGTTGCTAGTGGTGTGCTTCAAGCACAGATTTATCCTACTCCAGATGCAGTTTATAAGATTGATTTTTATTCGGTAAACCCTCAAGTTGATTTAACAACTTCAACACAAGTCTTGACATGTCCAGAGTTTCCTGTTATAATGGGGGTATGGGCGAGAGCTATCGCAGAGAGAGGAGAAGATGGAGGTTCTTTATCAGACATGGCACAAATGCAATATCAACAAGCACTATCAGATGCTATTCAACAAGACGTAGGAAGACATTCAAGTGAGGTAGTTTGGTATGGCAGCTAAGCCACTACAGCCCCTTGTACTAGACTCCATTGGTGTATACGGATTAAACAGACAATCGTCTGCTGCTTCTTTGCCACCTCAATGGTTAACAACAGCTAACAATGTTATGTTAGATGAGAAAGGACGTGTTACGACCAGAGAAGGTATAAAACAAATAACTAATAATATTTCTACTAGTGATACTCTTAATACTCTTATTGTTAAATCATTAGGTGACTATACAGATGCAGCTGGAAATTCAACTATTGTTGCTGGAGCTGGTGCAAACATCTATACTATAAATACAGCAACTACTCCTTATACATTAGTTCAACAAACTATTCAAGGCTCTCCTACTGCTAAAACAGATGGTAACTGGCAGTTTAGAAACTTTAATAACAAATTTTATGGTGCACAAAAAAATAATAAACCTATTACATATGATGGTCTTGAGTGGTTAGACTTAGAAGATGTAACAGGTTTTACACCTCCAACCGGTTTAGGCACTTTTACACCTAACTGTTTTCTTGGTGATTTTGGTAGACTATGGGCAGCAGATGTTGCTGAGACTAGGGATGTTGTTTATTATTCTGATTTACTTATTGGTCATAGTTTTGCACCGCCCGCTACTCCCGGTGGACCCGGTGGTGGCTTTTTAGATTTAAAAAAAGTATGGTCAGGTGATATAATAACAGCACTGGCTTCTTTTATGGGTAAGCTTATTGTGTTTGGTAAAAATAATATTGTTATCTTTCAAGGTCCTTGGGATGTTAATTTTGCTGGTGGTGGTAGTACTTTTCAATTAGAAGAAGTTATTGAAGGTGTTGGATGTATAGCTAGAGATTCAGTACAGTTAATTGGTGATGATATTGTATTTTTAAGTTCATCAGGTGTGCGTTCATTAGGGCGTACAATACAACAAGACACTATGCCCTTAACAGATTTAAGTCTGGCTATTAAAGATGAGATAAGAAATAACATACTTACAACAGACATGACAACTGTTAAAGCTCAATATGATTTATCAACCGGTTCTTATATACTTGGTTTTCCTAGTAAAAATGTTGTATATGTTTTTGATTTTAAAGCAACTACTCCTGACGGAGTTCCTCGAATAACTACTTGGAACTTTGCTTTAAAGAGAAGCCCTAGGTCTTATTTATCTACAGATAGTTATTTATATTGTGGACTAGGAGCTAATAATTACGATGGTAGGGTAGCAATTTATGATGGTTATTATGATGTAGAGAAAGTTCTTGCTCCTCAAGACGGAGAAAGTGCATGTCTTTTAGCAGGTAATTCATGGAACTCAGTAACAAACGAATGTTTTGCGGATGTAGATAATTCTTATCAATCAGATTTTAAAACTACGTGGTTAGATTTTGAACAACCGGGAATTTCTAAGTTTTTAAAAAGATTTTTAGCTATATGGTCTGGCGGTAAAAATACAGATGTAACATTAAACTGGTTTAGAGACTATAGTGTTTTACCAGACTCAGCTAGTTTTACACTAGACCCAGTATCAGATGGTGAACCTTTTTTATATGGCAAAATACTAGGAGGCTATCCTTCAATACCTCAAGCTAATAGTACTTTATATGGTGTAACAACAGTAACTACTACTACTGCTGGTGCTTTTATAGTAACCAGCCCTGCTTCTGTTCACTATGCTATTGCAAGTCTTGGCAACACTACGCAAGCTCAATGGAATACTACTGCAAATACAACTGGAGTTACCTATGGAGTAGGCTCTGTTTTTATAGCACATAATGTTGGAAATGGAACAGGAACTGCTGTTAGTCATATACATTCAGGTACTCCACATTCTAAAACAGCTAAGTATGCTCCTTCGTTTAGTCCGGCAGAGTATAAAGTATCTATGTCAAGAGCAGCTAAAGTTGTTAGACTAGAAATAATACAGACAGTAAAGGGATATAAATCTTCTTTACAGAATATAACCATTTTGGCAAAACAAGGGAAAATAAGATGAGTAATTATAATTTACAAATACCATGGTCAGGTAAAGATTCTTTAGGTGACACTGACCCAGATAAAGTAGTTAGTGGTGATGATTTTAATACTGAGTTTGGTGCAGTAAAAATTGCTATAAACTCTAAAGCTGAACTAGCAGGTAGTGTAGCACAGTCATTTAGTGCCACAACAGCAAATGTTGGAACCAACACAAAACAAGTAGCTACAACAGAGTTTGTTACTTTAGCAGCAACAGCAGCAACTACAGCAGCAATAGTAAATGCTCTAGTTTATCCAGTAGGTTCTATATATTTTAATATGGCAGTTGCTACAAACCCAGCTACTTTACTAGGAATGGGAACTTGGGTGGCTTATGGTGCTGGTAGAGTTTTAGTAGGTATACAAGCTAGTGGAACATTTGATACACTTGATGAAAGTCTTGGTGCTGAAACAACTACACTTAGTGTTGCTCAGCTTCCAGCCCATACACATACTTTACTTGGTGGTGGATTTGATGGTAGTTCAGGCGCTGAACCGGGTAGTTCAACAGGTTCAAATTTAGGACAAGGTGGTTCTACAGGTGGTGGAGCTGCTCACACTAACTTACAGCCAAGTGTAACAGTTTATATGTGGAAGAGAACAGCGTGATAATAATAAAAGGAGAGAAATAATGGCACCATGGATGCTTAAATTAGGGGCTACTGCTTTATCTTCGTATTTTGCTAACAGAGGTGCAGGCAAAGCTCAAGATTCAGCAAATCAAAATGCTGACTGGGCATACGGAGAAAGTGCACAGAGAGACTACAAAGGAATGTTTGGAGGCTATGAAGCCGGAGGTCGTGGTGAGTATCTTAATCCAGAGATGCAAGCAGCAATGGATGCTTATGGTTTAAGAGCAGGTCAACAAGCAGATGAAATTGGTAACTATAGCATGAAGGACCGAGCAGGAATGGTGTATGACCAAGACATGGCTCTTTTAGCTCCGGAATTTGCAGCACAATCAGCAGCATTAGAAGCAAGACAGCTTGCTCAAGGAAGGTCAGGCTCAACGGGTGGAGCCGGTCAGTTTACTGGTCTATTGAATTCTCAAGCTACAACAGGACAACGAGTTCGTAGGGATTCATGGGAGAGAGCAAGTTCTGATTTAGATAACATGAGACGTAGACAACAAGAAGATAGAATGGCTCAACTAGGTATAGGTGATATAGCTGGTGGTTATAGTAGAATGTCTTTAGACCAAGCAAGGTTTAGAAGTGGCAACGCTTGGAACGCAGCCAGAATGAAATCAGGTGCTGCCTTAGGAAAAGCAGGAGCTCAAGCTGCTATGTTAAAAGGTGGGCTTCAGGCATTTAATGGTCAGGGTTATGATAAAGATGGTAACAAAGATGGTGGAATGGCAGAGGGTATGATGGAGAGTATAAGAAATTATATGAATCCACCTGGAATTCAAGGTCCGGGAGCTGTTCGTCCACCTGGAATTCAAGGTCCGGTTGGCGGTCCAAGTAATATGGGTCCGGGTTCTTTTGGTCCGGGTCCTGACCGTTTTAATGGTAATTTAGGAGACACTTTATTTGGTGAAGGCGGTATAACAGACATGAGAGCACGAGCACCTTGGGAAATGAATAACGTATATCGTCAACAACCAATGATAGCTCCAACACCATATTAACTAAATTGTAATAAGGATATAATTATGGCACAACAAAGAATGTTTGGAAATTATCAACAACAAATTGCAGATGAAACCGCTTTAAGAAGGCAACAGTCACAGACTGGTGGGCTTACTGGTTGGGCAGCAATTACTGATGCCATGTCTGGTATAGGTAGTGAACTGGGCTATCAAACTGGACAAGCTCTGGGCGGTATGACACCAGCCCAAGCAGAAGAAGCTAGGTTTGAAGCTGTTATGAATAGTTTTGACTTTGACCCTACTAACCCTAACAGTATGATGGAAGGGGCAGCAGCTTTAAACGCAGCTGGTTTTTATGACAAAGGTTTAGAGATGTTTAACCTAAGTAATAAAGTAAGGTCAGATAATCTTTCATATGATGTTCTTAAAATGCAATCAGATAAACTAAAAAATCCTGACCCAAAGATGATTCAAGAGAATGGTGTTTGGTATTATGTTGATGGAGATAATGCAGGTGATAGGGTTTTAACAGCTGATATTCCTCTTGACATGTTAGGCTATGATGCTAAGAAACTAGCTACTAGAGTTTTTCTACAGAGTCCTGAATACAAAGATGGTACTAAAACTATAACTGATTTTGAAACAGAATGGAAATCAATTGGTGGTAAAGATTCAACTGCAAAAGCTGAGGCTTTTAAAATATTTAAAGAGTCAGATGGTTTTAAAGATGGTACAGTTAGTATACAAGACTTTGAAAAAGAATGGGTAAACTTAGGTGACAACTTAGAAGTTGGTACACCAAAGCAAATGGCGTTTGCTGAGTTCTTAAAGTCTCCTAAATATACAACTGGTCTTAAAACTATTACAAACTTTGAATCAGAGTGGAAAGCAAGCACTGCTATTCCAAAATCCTACAACGTAAAGTATGAGGGTGTTCCGGTTAATGAGCAAAAAACAATTGGTGACCTTGTAGATGCTATTTATGATACAGACTGGTTCGATAAAAATTTCACACCCGGTGATACTAATACAGATGTACCTAAGAATGATATTATTGCTGGAGTCTATATGATTGCAAGAAATGAAGGCATTCTTCCAACCCAAGTGTTACAGAAAAAAGTGGGGGATAGAATTATTAGTCCTACAGAAATAATAAAATATTATACGCCTGACGGACTAGGTGGTAGAACAGGAGTTGTTAATACCAATGACGGTGATGTCAATGATACTACTTTAAGACTTAATGAAAACAAATAACAGATGACTACTTCATTTCAAGGACCAGAGTTAGATAAAATTCAAGTTTCACTAGGTTCAGAGATTGGATTTGGTGTGCCTGTTTTTGGGTTTGGTTTACCTAATGATGGCATGACAGAGATAGTTGACCCTGAGCAGCTTATAGAAGCGAATCAAAGTTTTAATTATGCTGGTTTTTGGGATGCTAACAATAATGATTTTTATGATAGATATAAAACACTACATGGAAATGCGGATGATGCTGGTAAACAAAAACTTAATAAACGATTTGATTATGTAAAAGATAAAAGAGATAGTTATCAAGGTGTTTATCAGTGTTTGTTATATAACAAGTGTGCTGAAGGGCAAGTAAGTATTAAAGACAATCAAAGTGAAGAATGGTCATTAGAAGATTTAATGAGTAATCAACCATTGTTACAATCTATACAAAGAACAAATGGAGCCCTTAATAGAGAAACAGGGGAGCCAAAAACAAAAGAAGAATTACTAGCTGAGTGGGCAACTGACCAAAGATTTCTCGAATACAACATTGGTATTGGTAAACTTGGTAACTGGATGAAGGATAAGAGCGAAGAAGAAATACAAGACTTAGCTGTTCAGTATCTTAGCTTTCAAAAAACATTAGGCACATCTGCTAAAGGTGGGCTTCCTACTGACAAAGCTTGGATAGACATCTTTGGTGCAATAGCTGTTGACCCTACAAACTATGCAGGCTTTGGTCTTGTTAATAGTGTTATTAAAGGTGTAGGTAAACTAACAGGAATTAAATCTGCTGAGAAAGTAGCTGAGAAAGGATTAGGAAAGTTTTTTGCAAGCAAGTTAAAAACTAAATCTACTTTTGTTGGAGCATCTTATGGTTCTTTATATGCTGCAACTGACAGTGTATCAGACCAAGACATATTAATAAACGCTAAGTTACAGGAAGGTATTAGTGGAGGTAAACTACTAGTTGATACGCTCATTGGAACTGGATTAGGTGCAACTTTTGGTTTTGGTATTGCTGGAGGAAGTCAGCTTCTTACTAAACTAGCAGATGATTTTATATTTAAAAATAATTTAGATAGTGTAGCATTTATAAAGGAAGCATCAGAAACTGTTACAGATGAGAAATCTTTAAAGAAGTTCTTAAAGAGAATAGGTTGGGATAAACCTGAAATTAAAGCTGAAGTTGCAAAATTTAAACTTGCTGAGCAAAACGCTGTTAAAAGCGGTACTGTAGTAATGGATGATAGTAAGTTAAAATTAGATACAGATTTTTCTGAGACATATCAAGTTCCTATTGTTGTGAGGAACACTGAAGCTGACATAATATCTCGCTCAGCTAATGAAAGATTTAACATAGAAGATGTAAATTCTTTAATACCTCCTGAAACTTTAAAGCTTGCCAACCAAAGACTAATTCCAGATGACCAGCTTAGGACACCAAAGCAACAGTTAAAACAAGATGAAATATTAGCAGCAAGAGAAACAATTAAAAAAATTGAAGCAGGTAATGCTAAATTAAATGAAGATTTTATACCTAATGCTGATGTAATTCTTCCAGCTTTAAACAAATATGGTTATAACACCTATGAGTTTATA